GTACAAAGCCGGCCCCGGTCCCTCGCATATGGATGCGGCCACCAAAAGCGCTGTCTTATCGGCTTGATTGTGTTCACGGACAGCTCGTCGACTGAAACAGCCCGCCGCGCCATGTATATGCTGGCTGGCCAACAGCGCCATTTGCGTGTGCCGTCGCCTCTGCGATAGAGGCCTCGCGACCGCTGGCATGAATGACGAGCACCCTGTCGATCATGTGATCGGCGAAGTGAGGTACCACTCTGACCACGTCGTACGTACCGGCCCACCGATACTCGCGCTCAGCCCCGATCAAGAGCGCATCAGCGTTCATGCTCTCAAAACGATCGTTGCTCATGGGCGCCTCACAAAAAAGTCGCCGACACGAAGGTCAGATGGTTTCACTTGAGCCCTGGTCTGCTCCAGAATCCACGGACGCCGATTGCACCATCGGAGTCCGTGATCTGGTCGGCGACCGCATCGAACCAGTGCTGGTAGCAGTCGTTATCAAGCAGCGCGTGAAGCCGGCGCTTTTGCTCGCTGGAGAGCAGTGTCCTCACTTCCTCTCGCGTCAGCCGTTTCCAACTGTCGCCGTCGTTGGCCAGGGCCTGAACATAGGCGAGGGCGATCCATTCAATTTCGCTCTTGCCCCATCGTGAGCCACTTGGGCTGCCCAGATTCGCAAAGTCACTCGGCTTGAATTCGCTCATTACTCCCCCGATCTCCTCACGAGCCGAACATGCTCATCTGCCGGTCGTCGCGCTCGCGGGTGCGAGCTCGGGCGATCAGCCGGCGGATGCTGCGCTCGTGCATATTGTACTTTGCCGCGAGACTTGGGTAGCTCGCACCGCTGCGGAACTCATCCAGAATCGCCGCTTCCCGGCGGCTCAATCTGAAGTAGAAGTCTTTGGGGAACGTGATGTACTGGCCTCCCCACTTCTCTGCGAGCACGTCTGCGCTCGCATGGCCCAGCTGCTCGGCGACATCGGCCGGCAAGCCATAGTCCTCGATCAGCTCCGCAATCTTCACGGCCACGTCCGTCAGCAGCTCCGCGCGGCGGGCCTTCATCTTGTTCGATTCTGTTGCGCTCACGACGTAACCCGCAATTCGCACGGAATGGCCTGCGAGTAGCCGAGATCCGTGATCGAAATCACTTTGAATAATAGTAGTAGTGAGGTGAAGTCTTGCACAGCGATCTGGCCCTTTGCCGTGATCCTCGTTCAACTAGGAAACTGATCCGTCTCCTGCCGATCGGCCGTCTCTGCGTCGTGCGCAGCGCCGTTTTCGGCGTCTTGAAGGTCTCTGCATGTTCGCGGCAGAGCGCGCGTTGAAACGTTGATCGACAGGTTCGTGCTGCGTTGAACTCTATGACGTCTCTGCATGTTCGCGGCAGAGCGCGCGTTGAAACATCCTCGCGGTACGGGGATCGTCGGCCAAAATGCCTCGGGGTCTCTGCATGTTCGCGGCAGAGCGCGCGTTGAAACCGGCGCCGGATTCGAACCGGATCATGCAAATCTTTCGTCTCTGCATGTTCGCGGCAGAGCGCGCGTTGAAACAGTCCACCTTCAAGTGCCAGTGGATTCAAGTGCTTGCGGCTACATTTGCGAGCGCTCCGCCTTGCCGCGTTTCCTACGCTTCCAAGCGCTTGATTGTTGGTCTCTGTCAGCGTTGAGCACTCGACCGCTCGCATCGAATACAGGCGCTCCGGCCTTGGTCGCCTGATGAATCACTTCCATTCGCAGCGTGTGGATAGCTGCCATGCTGCGCATTGAGTTGTCATCATGACGCTCCTTGGCCAGCTGCATCAAGTTGAGCTCAGGCAGCTGAATCGCAGCACATACTTGTGTTAGCTCGCGCGCGATGCGTCGATAGTGTTCGCGCCGTTGCCCGAGTAGCGATCGACGTAAGCCAGTGATGTAGTTCCATTGCCTGCGGGTCTCTCGATACCAGTGGCGCAGTTCCTGCGGCAATGTATCCCACTTGCCCTGCAGCTGATCGAATAAGTCTAGGTATGAGATCCTGGGTAAGTCGAAGCGCTCGCATGCAGTCTTAATCGAATCCGTGAAAATAGCGCTTTTCTCGGTGAGCGAACGCATACCAGCCAACCATCGCGCAGGCAGCGCCCAACATCGATCATGCGCGCTCATGATCTGCAGGCCACCCCCTTGCTCAGTCCAAGAGAACAGGATCGCCGTCGGCTGGGCCGGCGCCGATGCAATCGCCGCCATATCGCGCGTGATCGTGAGGCACAGACGATAGATTGTGCGCTTGCCGTTACGCCGCCAGATCAGCTGAGCAGACTTTACGCGGCAATCATGCGGTAACGGTCGATGCAACCACACTGGCAGGCGTACGGTATTGCCGTCGGCATCCACGCGCATCTCGCACACGTGCGAGCGGCGTCCGGGCGAGGGAAACATCGAGATCTGCAACGCCCCGACCGTCCCATCGATCAGCTCATGCGGCGCGGCGCCGAGCCCTGAGGCCGTGCGCTGGATCTGGTAGGCGATCACGCCATCATCGCGCTCGACATCGTAGGGACGCAGGCGCCGGCCGAACTGGCGGGCGACCGCGCGTCCCGTCTCATAGCTCTGCAGTACGCGGTTGTAGTTGGGCCACCATGCATCGGTCTGTTGACGTGCCACCTTCACCGCGAGCTGCCGCCGCGACTCGAATTCGCGTAGCACATCACGATGGTCTTTTCGCCATCGGTTCAGGCGCTCGCGCTGCTCCCGATACAGCTCGCGTCTAGCACTACGCACATCGCTCGCCTCTGCATCGTCCTTGAGCTGATTGGTCAGCGTTGCAATCTGCTCGCCGATGCAAGCGAGTTGAGGATCATCATCGCGCGCACGCATCAATGTCTGCTGCTCGATAGCGTGCTCGAGCGCGACCAGCTGATCCCATAGGATCGTGCATCGCTCGTGCTCGGCTTGTACGTGCTCCCAGCCTGAAATAGGCCGGCCGCAACCGTAGGCATAGACCAGCGCTCGCGCTGTCATGGTCGATTTCCTCCATTCGATCGATAAAGGTCGCTGGCCGCGCGAAGGGAAGGTTCGCTCGGGAGAGCTGCTTCGCCGCCAGCTGTCGCGGTTTTGTCCAGTGAGGCACTCACGACTGATCCTCATCCGACGACTGCGATGCAGCGCTAGCTGCAGCAGCATCGCTCCCGGTCGGCACGGGTGGCTCTTTACGCGCGCGACGCTTCGCGTCGTAAGTGAGTGCTGCGACCAACTTGCGCAGCTGCTCGTACGAGCAAAACGTCACGCGATCGACTTTGAACATGTGTTTCGCCATGCCGTCGGCGTATGCCCACGGGCGCTTTGCATCGGCGAGCAGCGCTTCAATCTTTCGGATCAGCGCGCTGTTGTTGGCGTTGTGCGGCCGGCCGCGGCCGCGATCGACAAAGCCGCGCGAGCGCAGGTGATCGAGCACGCGACGACGCCCGTCGCTCGTGAGCTCCTTCGCCGTGCGCACGCGCGCGAGCGTCCAAAGCATGTCGCGATAGGTATCGTCGTCGAGACGTAGCTGTGCCTTGGCGATGTGGATTTTCGCCAGCTCGGTGTTGCGCGCCTGGTCGCGTCGGCTCGAGGCGCTCATCGCGCATGCCTCCGCGCCAGCGATTCGGTGAACATGCGCATCTTGTAGCGCTCGTTCGAGCACAGCCTGCAGGTGCAGAGCTCTGGATCATGTCCCGAGCGACGCTTCGCCCGGGCGCGCACGTTGCCTTCCATGCGCATCAACGAGCGCAGCGCCGCCGCGGCCACCTTCTGCGCGTTGGCTTTCGTGCCGGGCGCGTAGCCGCTCGCGTGATTGAGGTTGCAGGCGACCTCGTAGCGCCACCACTGCCCCAACTGCGCGCCTACTACCGGCGGTCGATCGCACGGCGTCAATGTGATGCTCACGCCGCAGCCTCCTCGCCATCGTCATCGTCATCCTTACCGAGCAGCGCATCGACGAGTTCGTCGATGTCCGTGTTTATCGGCTCGATCACCACGGCGTCGCCGCAATCCTCGATCGCGCAGCCGAGCTTCTTCAGATCGGCGGCCGGCAACTGCTGCAACGCCGATTTCACCGGCGTCTCCTTCACTTTGATGAGCACGTCGGCCTGCTCGGCGAAGTGCTTGCGAATCAGCTCCACGACCTTATCGGCGCACATGAACGTGAGCCGGCCCTTGGCCTTCTGCAGGCCCACTTTAATGCCGTGGAGTACGCGCGTGCGCGGCTTGTCGAACACGCCCTTGCTGTGCTCGATGGCCGACGCCAGGCGCAGGCGCGAATCGCGCGCCTTGCTCACCGCTGACTTGATGCCGGCGAGCCTGCGACGCTTCGCCGCGTCGATTTCCTCGTGCAGCGCGCGCACGCGCTCGGCGAGCAGCTCGCGATCGGCGGCGTGCTCCTTCGTCAATCGTTCGATCGATTCGAGACTCATGATCGATTCCTTATGTCGGCAACTGCAGCTGCCCGCGCAAGTCAGGCAGTGAAACGCGGCGCATTGCAGCCACCTGCGTGAGCGATGTCATCGCGCGGTCGTAGAGAAAATTGCAGGCGGCATCGAGCTCTTCGGGTGTGGCCGCCATGTAGTAGCCGCTCGAAGGGTGAGAACAGACGTGATGCCCGGCGAGGCGCAGCTGCACGACCAGCTCGCGCGCGCTGCGCTCGATTGAGGGACGCTCGCGCGGGTCGATGGCCGTGGGATGCAGCATCTGCGTCACCAGCTCGGCGATCGTCACGCCATTGCTCGCGCCGATGTGCTGGCTGAGCACGGCCAACATGCGATCGGGTGTGATGGCCGGCGCGATGTGGTAACGCGCCCTGCACGGCGCACACACGCCGTCGGCGAGCTCGGACTCTCGTTCACACAGATCGCAGTTGCCGCGGTTGCTCATCGTCGTGCACTCCAGGCCAGGTCGAGAAGCTCGCCGTCGCGCGGTGCCTGCCGATGCATCGCCACCAGCTCGGCATCCAGCAGCCGCGTCTGCACGCGGCGCTGGCGCGGCAGCAGCGGACGCTGCGCCGCATAGCGCTCATCGGTGAGATAGCGGCGAGGCCGCGCGAGGAATTGCATGAGCGTCACGCCGCGATAGGCGAAGCCCCCATCAACGAAGCGCGCGCCCCAGAATTCGATGTACTCGTCGGAGTAGATCGCGTTGTCGACCTGCGGGGCCTCTGGCATGGGAAGCGCGCTCATCGCCGATCTCCGTACTTCTTACGCGAGACGAGTTCGGACTCGATCTCGCTCAAGAGATCGAGGAAGGCGCTGCGACGCTTGTCGCCCACAGGTGGCGCATCAACCCCGGTGAGGAACCATTCGAGGTACGCGGTCGGCACGTCCTCAATGTCCTCACCCATGTGCTTGCCGAACGGGAGCGTGGCCATCACACGCTCCGAATCACGTCGGCCGTGACCGACGGCAACTTGATCTCCGCCGTGCGATTCATCGCGGCGCTGAGCGCGTTCGCGATGGCAAGCGGATACAGGAGCGTGCCGCTTGCGCGGCTGGGCGTGAGCTTCGCGCGCAGCGCATCGATCGCATCCTTTTCGAAAATCTTGTCGATAGCTGCGCCGACACGCGCGAAGCGATGCTTGAGGTACGTCTCCAGATCGGTGCCGAGCGCCGGCAACGTCACGATCTCGATGCGTTGCACGACCTCGCGCACCTCTGGGTTGTGTTCAGAGAGCTTGAGCGCGAGCTCGGGCTGGCCGAGTAAGAGGATGCTCAGCAGCGGGCGCAAGCCGTCCTTGAGCTCGCGAAAGCGCTTCAGGTGTTTGAGCGTCGCGAGCGGCATGCCATGCGCCTCTTCAATGATGAGGACGTGGCTATGGCCGGCGCGTGCGGAATCGCGCAGCGCGTGATGGAGCTGCCGGAACCGCGCCTCGGGGCTCGACATCGGCTTTGCGAGCGGAGCGATCGCCGCCATGATCGATTCGGCCAAATGGTGCGAGCGCAGCGTCTTGCCGACGCTGTCCTGTGCCTCCATTGCCAGCACGTACGGCTCGACGACGATCACCGCCTGCTCTTCGCGCTTGATGCGATCGACGAGCTCTTCGCGCAGCGTCGATTTGCCGGCGCCGGATTCGCCGATCACCGCAAGAAAGCCACCGTGGCGCGCGACCTGATACATCGACTCGCGCACGTAGCGGATTTCGCGGTTCAGGTAGACATCGTCGGCCTTCTCGGGATCGCTGAACGGATCGCGCGCGAGCATGAAGTGCCGGCGCGCCTCTGGTGTGAGCGATTGCTTGCGCAGTAGCATGGATGCCTCCTCGTCAGTGGTGTTGTCGGCGGAATGTGTCTTTTCCCAGTTCCACCGAGTTGTTGTGGATTCACATCGCCCTAACTCGAACAGCTTGGTCGGCGCATTCGCGTCACGAGCACGCACGTACGCAGTAATCCTTCGCTTGACGTCCGCTGCGTCGTAGCGCCGCGGAAGGTTCCCGTGATTCAGGAACGCGTTGAGCGCGGGACGTGAGAGACCGATGTCAGAGGCGAACTGCCCCTGCGGCACGCCCAATGCGTCGAGCACCAATTTCAGGCGCAAGACCTTCTTGCTCACGCGATGTTCTCCTTGAGCTCGACGACACGCAGCCGATGCCGCTGGAATAGCTGCTCGGCCCAGGAATCGAGCTCGTCGTACGGGACACCGTCGGGATAGCGAGCCTGCGTCTCTTCCACCATCGCGAGCGACCATTCGAGGCCACGATTAGCGAGCAGCGGAATGAGTGAACGCGCCGCATCGACGATCGAGTAGCGTGGGAATTCGCGCTTCGGCTCGTCCCATTGCGGCTTCGGTACAGTGAGGTCGACGACGTTCGGCGCATCCACGCGCGCTGGCGTGCTGGCGCGCGGCAGCGCTTGAGGAATCTGCAGTTCGCGCACGTCTTTCATCGGATCGATGCGACCGCCGAACGGCAGGCGCTTTGCCTTGCGCGCAGCCTTCGCCTCTTCGTCCGTTTTTACTTCCATCGCGATGCGCTCGAGCTCTTTGCTTGCGGCATCGGCATGGGTTTGTCGCGGTGCCTTGAACTCCTGGCCGACACGTGCAGCCGTCGCGAGGAAGCCGAAGCTGTCGCGCTCCACGCGCGGTGCGATGTAATGCAGGCGCTCGCCGTTCGGGCCTTCCATCAGCACGCGAACGCTGTTCGGATCCAGCGCATTAACGACGACCTGCAGCTTGTCGCCATTGATTAATCCCGGCACATCGCGCACGTCGTACGTCTTGCTGCGGAAATTGATCAGGTAGTCACGCACCGTGCACGGCTGAGGCGCGGAGTTCACGAGCTGGCGCATGACATCGAGCGCTGGCGCTTCGATGAGCTGCTCGCTCGTGACACGCAGCCACGCATTGCGGCGAGTCATGCCCGTGCGCGAATGAATGCGCGTTGCATTGAACGCTCTCGACCACTCGTGTGCGAGCGTGTTGATCTGCTCGAGGCTCGTCATCCGTGCGTTGAGCGCGAGGCGCGCCTCGAAATGTGTCTCCACAATGTAGTGCGCGTTTTCGACTTGGCCCTTTGCGCGCGCGTTGCCGACCTCGTTGATGATCAGCTCGATGCCCAGCGCATCGGTCAAGTTACGTGTGGTCGATGAGATCACCGCACTGCCTGGATCGGCCATCAATCGCTGCGGTACACCGTGCATCGTGCAGCCAGGCCGGCGCGTCATCGCATGCAGGAGCGCACTAGTGAGGTTCGCGGCGCTTTCAGCACCGAGCACGTAGAACACCTCGAACGCGCCGCTCGCGTGGTCGGACGTCACGTAGCGCCACAAACGGCTCCTGCTGATGCGCTCGAAATTCTGCGGCTTGCCGCTGTAGAACTCGGCCTTCGGCATCGGCTTCAGACCATCGTCTGCGAGGTAATACTGGCTGCTGATCGATGCGTCGATCTGCCAGAGATAGTTCGGATGTGGGCTCGACAAGCGCGCGGCCGGCGAGCTCGCCGCGAGCTGCGATTCGTGCACATAGTGCTTGCGCAGTGCGCGGCGCACCGTCGAGAGGCTCACCGGCTTGATCTCGCCAGTGGCGGTGTCGACGCGCGTGGCGGCGATGATGCCGTTGGTGCGTGCGATCTCGACGGCGTCCTGCATCGGCAATACGCCGGTGCCGGTTTGCCGGCGTGTTTCCTCTCGCAGCGCGGCGAGCGCCATCGCTTCCTCTGCGGTGAGCGATGTCTTGCCCGCATCCGCACGTCGCTTGCGCTGCCGGGCGCCCGCAACCAGCTTGTTGAGCTGCCGATATACCGTCTGCGGCGATCGGCCAACCTCAGCAGCCAAGCGCTCAACGATAGCGCGCTTGTTGCCGTGGCCAGCTCTCAGCCACTCGGCTGCAGCAGATTCGATGCGTGGGTCGACGCTCGCCATGATCTTCAGTCGTTACCGCCGAAGTCAGGGGCGATTGCGGCGCGCAAGCGCTCAACGAATACGTCGATCCCGATCAGCTCGAACATCGTCACGCACTCTGTGACTTCGGCGATCAGTGGTTCGATGTGGTGCTGGACGGCCGCGCGGTATTGGTCCGGCGAGAGGTTTTCCTCTTGTGCGTGATCGAACAGCAGTTGCGTGCCCTTGACGATCTGCTTCAGGTCGCGAGTCGCTGCGGTAATCGTGGCTGCGATCTCCAGCACCATCGCATCGGCGCGCTCGTCGGCTTTCTCCTTTGGGATGCGCGCGAGCTTCTCCTTGAGCTTGGCGTTCTCATCCTTGGTCGCCTGGATGACCTTTTCGCGGGCTTCGTAGTCGTTGACGGCCTTGTCGCGCTCGTCGGCGATCTTCCTTTTGTCAGCCTCTTGCTTCGCAATCAGATCTTCGGCGAGCTCAAGCAGCGCCTCCTTATCGCCCTGCTTTGCGACTTCGAGCAGCGCGACTTTGCTGTCGTTCGGCAGCGCGCGAAACTTTCTAAATTCTCGGTACCCGATGCCCATGCGAGACATCGCTTCGAGTGCCTCTTCGCCAAATGCGCGTAGGTTCTCGATATCGCGATCGATCTGGTCAACTGAGCGGCCAAGAAGCACGCAGAACTCTTCCCATGTGCCGGTCATTTTTCCGGCACCGTGCGGAATCGGCATTCCTCTAAGTCCGCGATAAAGCTTGTTTTCTTTGACGAACGCCAGTTTTGACACCGCACTTGTGCGGAGAAATTTGCTGCTGGCCTCGAAGGCTTGGTGCTGGGCGAGCAGTTGATTCACGAGGTCGCGCTCAGCGCCGTATGCCTGCGCCACCACGTTTTGAGCTGCCTCGATCGCGGCATCCGCCTCGGGCGTCTTGCCGACGAATTCGGGGCCAACCTTCTCGGCCGGTTTCGTTGCCTGCCGGCCCACTGATTTCTTCGTTGCCATGTCGTCTGAACCTCGTTAGTCGGGATTGCGCGAGTAGCGCTGCTCGGTCTCGTCGACGCGCGTACGCAGGCGAGCCATCTCCTGCTCGTGCGCGCGCGCGATCTGAATGAGTCGGGGGGACAGCCGCCAGAATTCG